TGGTTCCTGCTTTTTGTCAAACCCAATACAGTCCTCTACTTCAAAATATTCTGGAAACTTTGAAACCTTGCTTCTCAGGAAGAATATGTTTGCCCAGAAATCAAACCTCAAATATCGCTCAAAATATGCTACTTCATCTGAAGTCCTGTCTGACATCGGGCCACGGGTTTCTTTTACAGAAGCAAACGTACCCTTTGATGTTCCTGTCATTATGTCAGTTGGTTCGTTTATACCAGCAGCGACAAGTTCTTTTATGTCTGTGTCTTCGTCTCTGAGTGGTGACAATTCTGGGCTCTTACATTCCAAGGTCATCCCCGGTGGTAAAACCAACGATGCCCCCGGTGTCTTTTTTGCTGCTATGCCAGTTGACGCTCTCTGTTCTGCTGTCATTGCCATCCAAAGCCTAAATGATTTTGTATCTTCGATGCTGAAAACCCAGATGTATGAACCAGCTGCCTTCTTGTGGTCTATTTCATATTTCTTAAGGTTTTCGTAGTGGTTGAGCCATTCGAGGGTTGTTCTGAGATAGGATATTGCTCTTTTTGTAATAAAGCCTCTGTCCCAAGATACTATAAACTGGTTGTAACCACCAAACTGTTTGAATTTTGCTTTCCCGCTTCTCGAACCAGACTGTGAGCTTCTAAGATAATCTTTATCTTTTGATGCTATTTTAAGCAGTTCTGGATATCTTGCCATAAAAATGGACGGTATCTGAACCTTCTCTGTACCGTTGTCGATAATATAAAAAAGTGGCATTAAGGTCTTGGTGGGATGCCAGATAATGCCGGAATCATCTTCACCGCCAGAAACATTTGATGGGTCTAAGAAATCAACCTCTATGAATCCATCGGGGTGAAGCGTAAGTATAAGGAATAACTCACCTTCTACGTTTGCTCTTGCAACATATTTAGGCCAAAAACTGTACAGTCTGTTTCGCTGGTCTCGTTCAATCTCCCGAATAACCTTCAGTATATCGTACGTACCAGAAGTTGTTTCAAAGCCAAGTCCGGTCAGTCTGCCCATTTGTCCACGGACAGCTGTGTTTATGTAGGGTGTGCGATTGAATTTGCGCCAACATTCTGCTTGGAGGGCTTGTCTTGTTGTTGAAGAATCGTCTTTGTCGGACGAAGATAGCGAGAATCCGTCAGGGTCAGAACCGACATTATCACCGTCAGATGGGTCATATTGCCAAGGTGCTGAAAACTGCAATCCCTTTAGAACCTCGTCAGGGAGGTCTAGTATTGCTTTGTCAACCTGCTCTTGTGTCATCTTTGTGGTAGCCACATGCTGAAGAATATCACAAGATATTGTTTTGTCAATAGTAAAGTGACAAATAATGTCAGATTAGTGACAAATAATGTTACTGGTGACAAATACTGTCAGTGGTGACAAAAAGTGTCACTTTATATGGTAGCGGTTACCCCACGGTATGTTTACTTCTATTCTTAAGTTCACCAATCTTACCCTTGTTAAACGACTTAACTTTTCCCCAATAACCAGTAACCCTTGTTATGCCCTCAACGTTTAATCCACGGTTTATTTCAACCAACAGTTCATCGGGCGTAAGTTCACGAACCTTTGCGTAATCAATAACAGTTGCTCTCTTCTCATCGTTTATATACCAATCAAGTTCGGTGTTCCTAAACAACATGGTTTCTTTATCTACATCATCAAACCATTCAATATATGTTGTGTTTTCTAAAAATTCAGTCAGTTCTTCGTTGGTCATTGTTCCTCCTATTCAAACTTTAGTTGTTCAGGTGAACCCGTTATTGGACTATCACAGAAGTCTTTCCAGTACGGGTCGTCAATGTATAACGCCCTGTGGTCTAATGTTGGTGCTGAATCATCTGGGGCAGACCACCTGTTTTCATGTCTTTCGCTTGATGAAGCATATTCTAAAAAATTAATAGCCGTTTTCGTAAGTTTAGTCATTGTCTGAAAGCTCCTTCCATCCCATTATAGTCACTCGTTTACCAACAGTACGTTCAAGTTCTTTTTGTATTACATCCACCTTAACCTGATTTTTCATCTTAGTATGAGTAACAAGCTCTATGCTTCCCATCTCACAATCATACCCGTAAAAGACATGATAGGTATATTGAGGTGCTTCTTTGGGGCTATACACTCTCCAGAACATTAGTGCTATAAAAAATGAAAATAGAAATAAAGCAACAAAGAGTACGTTGTGTCTATCTTCTTTGTCCATAACTTTCTCCCAAGAGATTAAAAGTATCTTCCAACTGTTTTTGGCCCACCAAACATCTCCCCAAATACCATCGTTGAACTCCTTGTCCTCAAATCATCAAGTCCAAGCTCCCTGCCACCGTATATGTTCCAACCAAGACTAAACATACAGTCATCCTGAACACCATACTTCTGCTTCTTCTCAGGGCTACCGTACCATTTTTTGTCTGGGTCATGTATAAACGTAAGTGCTTCTTCATATAGTATATCATCTTTCTTTGTACCCGCTACCGGACATACTGGTGTTTTGAACCTACCGTCTCTGTACAAGATATAAAGCTCACTGAAAGCATCCCTCTGTTTGTTGTAATTAGGATACACCGCTTCAAATGGAACGTCATGTTCTTCACACCATACCGCCAAGTCCCACATTCCCCATCTCTCTGCTGTTACCTTATCCACACCATCAAACTCCCTGTGCGCTTCATCAAGCAGTGATTTCATTTCCTCAAGTGTGTTCTGTTGAAGAGAAACCAAATTTATCAGGAAGTACATGTATTTCGGGATAAAGTTTTCGTCTGCGTCCTGAACAGGATTTCTCAAAGAACCCGGTAAACCCTTCGCAACTAAAGTAAAGATAGTCCTAGCCGAAGTGTTTGTCTTCATCGGGTCTGACCTGTCAAATCCAGCCATGATAGCCCAACCAGTATTATACACCTTTCCCAGTTCTGCCAAATCAAGATTACTGACCATGCAAGAACCAGAAGACTTGTCTCCAAGGTTGTATATTTTCTCAACAGGTGACAGGGCTCTCTCTATATCATCAAGCTGTGTAAATGAATCCCTGAACGGAAGACCCTTTTCTTTACCGTCTTCATCGTTAGCAAGTACCTTTACTTTTCTTTTCATAAGACCCATAACCTCACCGTGGTTATTAATCTGACCGTTAGCCCCGATGTACCTTGTTGCTTCAACCATTGCTTCTGTAAATTGCTTTCTTTCTCCGGCTGACCATGTGTTCTTGAAGAATCTCTCGAAGTCTTCAACAGGGAACTGCTCTTTGTACGCTAACAGCTGTTCTGATGTCATGTGTGGGTTCCAGAAGTCCTCAACTACCCCGAACTGACTCTGCCTATGACTAAAATATATAGTCTTGTCAGTGCCCTTCTTGAACGCCTCATAGAGTTTATATAGCTGATGAGTCTTTTCTGATACCGTTGAATCAATCACACCCAGAGCGTTTGGAATGTTTCTTGTAGAACCAGCCAACTCAACATAGAACTTTGGTTTCTTCATGTTGAACATCTCTGAAAACGTGTAGCCTGTGATATTTGACACAATACCAGTTGCTGTTGATAGAGCTCTAATCTGTGATACTATCCTGCCCTTGCTGTCCTTAAGCCTTATGTCCTTTTCCTGCACGTTCCTTAAACCTATCACGTTCAGCAGTTGTGGGCTGTTAAGAATAATGTCACGCATTATATCATAATGTACGAATTTGGTCTGTTCCTTTGAGTTTGCACCCAACACAATTTGCTGTCTAGGCCAGTTAAAAAACTTCCAAAGTTGTATAAGACAGGCCAAAAGCGATTTACCTTCTCCTCTTTGCCAGCACAAAACTATAAGGCGATGTACGAACTTTTCGTTTTTCATCACTAATGCTTCAAGTAGAATCTTACACTGCTCACTCCACAGATAGTAATACTCTTCTGGGAATTTACCAACTGATGTCCATTGACTTATATCTGACCCAACAGCAGTAACTGGAAGATAACACTTGTCCTCAATCCAGTCTATACAGCCTTGACCGCCTTTTCTGTAATCAGCAGGGGTTCTGTTATTCTTTGTCATTTACCGCCCTCTTATTCCATGCTTTAATTGATTCTTCTGGGGTATCATACCAACAAAACGAACTTCCGCAGTCTTTATTTGAGCAGTAAATCGTATAGTCTGTTTTTTTTGAGTCCCCAAAATTATGAGGGCGAACATCTGCCTCG